AATAAAGTAGAAGTCTTAGAACCATATGCAGATACATTCAATGAAAAGGTTACACATATAGATAACAAGTATTCTAATCAAAATGTATCTATGTTGTTCAATTCATATTGTGAACCTAAACATGGTGAGACAATTAGAGAACTAATGCCTTCTTGGCATCATCACTTTTCAGATAGTGGTGGACTACAAATATCAAGAAGTAAAAAAGGACTAACACCCGAAATTAGAGATAAGATTTACACTCACCAAGCTACCTATTCAGATATTGCAATGATATTCGATGATATTCCTGTAGAATTTGATGGGTCAAATACTGGTTGGTCAATGAAGACTTCTACAGCAGGTAGAAGATTTGTTAGAGAACTAACAGGTGAAAAAGCAAGGTCAACACTTGGAAATGTTAAAAGACAAATAGAAGTCTTTAATAAGTTAGAGAGTGACACTAAGATAACACTTATCGTTCAAGGACAAGATGTAGACTCTTACAGAGAATACATTGAGACCATTGTCAATGGATTAACCGATGAAGAATTAAAAAGTTGTGTGTCAATATCTCTTGCATCTGCATGTTCGGGTTCAGGCTTCAACAATAGAATGGAAATGATTTATGCATGTAAAGAGTTTCAGATACCAATGGAACTTAAAAGTAATGTTCATTTATTAGGTGTTGGTTCACATGATATGATGACACCATTTTTTGTTTCACCCGAGTATTTTGACTTTGTTAAAACACTTTCATACGACTCATCCACACAAGCAAACTCATGGTTCTTTTCAAGATATAGAAATAAAGATTGGAAGAATATAGAGATTGATAGTCCAGCAGGTGATTACAGACAAAGAAGAAACGACTCTCCAAATACAGAGAGAGTAACATCAAGCACGGGTAAAACACTAGAACAAATGTATACCGAACAACTTGTCCCATCATATGGAGAACTCTTTGAATTAAATAAAGATGCATTTACTAAATTTGGAATTCCTAACTTTAAACATCTTATTGAAGAGTCAACCAAATGGTCTACAAAAAATGTCGAAAAGGCAAGACTATATAATAGTGATGAAGGAAAACATGGTGCTAAACTATTACCTTTCTTTAATCAAATGCAAGTAGTAGAACACTTTATGGATAGAGTTCAGAAACTAACAGATAATCCAAGTCAGATAAAGGACAGGGGATTATCTCAAGTTAAAGATTGGGATATGTTTATTAATGGTTGGTTACCTTATCAAGGAACTATGGATAAGTTACCAACAGAATTTGCTGGGAGTTTAAGTGAGTTTTTCTAATACACCCTTATTTGATGCAAAATACTACAGAGTTGTAGAGAATCCCAATGAAGAAGGAGCTGCAATTGAACTTACAGATGGTGACTGGGAAGGTCTTGTTTATCAATATGGTAAGGTGCAATTTGAAGACGGGAAACCTAATATTAACTTTGAAAGAACTATAAGAAGATTACCAATTGGGATAGAAAACACCGAAGATGCAATTAAAGAACTCCTAAATAATGGTGTACTAAATAAAGTCATGGGTGATATTTTACTAGAACTCATTGACGAACAAATCAAACGAGAGGAAAAGAACAATGGCAAGACAATATCATAGATTTACAAGGGACAGTGATGCAGTTGCACACGACCAAGAAGCACATATCTTTAATTGTGAAGAGGGTGAATTGGAAGCACTTAAAACTGCAAATGCTGGTTTCACATGGGTAGAACTAGTTGCAGATGCAGATGTACCCGACCCTGCTTAATTAAAGGAATAGATTATGAATAGAGAAATTTTAAAAGAACAAATTAAACGTCACGAAGGTGAAGTACTAGAAGTCTATGCAGATTCACTAGGATACTTAACACTAGGTGTCGGACATCTTATCAAAGAAGGTGATAGTGAACATGGACAACCTGCTGGAACACCAGTAAGTCAATCTACTGTTGATGCATACTATGAATCAGACTTTGACAAACACGTAGAAGAAACTGTACATGTATTTGAATCAAAAGGTGGAGAAGATTTCTTCAATCTACCCGAAGACATTCAACATGTATTAATTAACATGACGTTCAACTTAGGTGGAACAAGATTCAGTAAGTTTAACAACATGTGGAAAGCAGTTGTTTCCGAAGACTGGAAGAAAATGGCAGTCGAAATGGAAGACAGTCGTTGGTTCAGACAAGTAGGTAGAAGGTCAAAAGAATTACAGGAATTAGTATTAAATGTCTAACAATGATAAAGAAGTCAAGTGTTTAAGACTTGAGAACGGAGATACAATCATTGGATTTGTATCAGAACACGGAGTAGTTGGTAAGACTTCATACACCATTGAAGATACCCATGCATGTATCATTCAAGTAGATGGAGGCAACATGGAAGTTGCACTTGCACCTTGGTTACCATATGCAAAGGACTATACCTTTAATATTAAAGCTGTAAGAGTGGTGACAACATTTTCACCAAGACCACAATTGGAAACTAACTTTAGAGTTCTTATCGGTAAACAACGAGGTAAGTAATGACAGATTTTACGTCAAAAGTCCTCAATGCACAAATCAAACAAGCTGATGCAATGATTGATAAACATAAAATCAATGTGGAAATCCTCACAAAAAATGCAGTAGGTGTTGCAGAACATCCCGACACAATGGAAACAGTAGAGAAAGAACTAGAAAGAATTTCATACTGGTCAGATATCAAGTCTGCTATTCTAAATAATTTCGATTTCGAGAACAAAAGAACATTGACAGAATAGACCCATTGTAGTATAATAACTACATGGATTTCTATACAAACGTATGTCGAACAAGAGACAAAATTCTTGTCACAGGGTACAAAGGTACCGAAAAACAACAACTGTCGGTTGCATATCGACCAAATCATTACGTACCATCTAAAAAAGGGGAGACTGCATACAGGTCTCTTGATGGTAGACCACTTGAGGTTGTCAATCTCAATTCAATGGGTGGTGCAAGAAAGTTCAGAGAAAGTTATCAAGGAACCAGTGGATTTGAAATTCATGGGTATGACAAATACATCTACACTTACATTGCAGATAAATTCCAAGGTGATATAAACTTTGACCCAAAGAAAATTAAAGTTGCAACACTTGACATTGAGTGTGAGTCAGAAAACGGATTCCCCGAACCCAAGCTTGCAGAAGAAAAAGTTAATGCAATAACAATCAAACCATTCCGACATAATCCACAAACATTTGGTATAGGTGCATGGGATGAATGTCCACCTAATGTTAATTATCATGAGTGTGTTGATGAAGCACAACTTCTAACGGAGTTCATTAAGTATTGGAGAAAGGAAAAGTTTGATATCATAACAGGTTGGAATGTAGACTCATTCGATATGACCTATCTTTGTAATCGTGTTGACAAACTATTTGGTGAAGGAGAACATAAGAAGTTCTCTCCATGGAACATGTCTGATGTCAGAGAATACAGAAACCAATATGGTAAGATGGATATGACATTCACTCTTTATGGAATTAACATACTAGATTACCTAGACCTTTACAGGAAACATACATTTGTTAATCAAGAGTCATACAAACTTGACCACATTGCACATGTCGAACTTGATAAAAATAAGTTAGATTACTCTGAATATGGTTCATTACATAAACTATATCAACAGAATTATTCCAAGTATCTAGAGTATAATGTTAAAGACGTAACACTTGTAGAAGACCTAGAAGATAAACTAGGACTATTAGAGTTAACTTACTCAATGGCTTACAATGCAAAGTGTAACTATTCAGATACATTCGGAATGGTCAAGTACTGGGAAACAATTATATACAATTTCCTCAAAGAACAGAACATCCAAACACCACCACAAAGATTAGACAGAACCAAACACAATCAAATTGTCGGTGCATATGTTAAGGAACCTCTTGTAGGGAAACATGATTGGGTTATGTCATTTGACTTAAACTCACTCTATCCTCACATTATTATGCAACATAACATCTCACCCGAGAAGATGATTAAGGGTGGTGCAAGAATGGATGTTAATGTTCAGAAGATGTTGGATGGTGATGCAGACTTATCTGAACTTAAGAAGAACAACAGAACAGTAACACCAAATGGAGTGATGTTCACTAGAAACAAACAAGGTTTTCTTCCCGAACTCATGGAGACATTCTATGATGAAAGAAAGATGTGGAAGAAGAAGATGATTGAGTATCAGATTGAGAAGGAGTCTTGTAAAGAATTAAAACGAAAGAGAGAACTTGATACACTTATCAAACGTGCATACAACAATCAACAGGTCAGAAAGATTGCACTTAACTCTGCATATGGAGCTCTTGCAAACCAATACTTTGCATTCTTTGACCCTAACCTTGCAGAAGCAATCACCATGACAGGTCAGTTAGTTATCAAAACTGCAGAGAAAACAATCAATAAGTGGATGAACGATGTCCTCAAAACTGAAGACAAAGACTATGTGATTGCAATGGATACCGACTCAGTCTACATAACTTTTGACGACCTAGTGTCACAAGTGTTCCCCGAAGACACCGACAAGGGTAAAATATGTGACTTCCTTAACACTATCGGACAAGACAAAGTAGAACAGGTTCTTGCAAAGGGATATGACGAACTTGCAGATTACACTAATGCATTTCAACAGAAGATGCAGATGGGTAGAGAGGTTATTGCAGACAGAGGTATTTGGACTGCAAAGAAACGATATATCCTAAACGTATTTGACAATGAAGGTGTGAGATATGAAACACCTAAACTCAAGATGATGGGTATTGAAACTGCAAAGTCCAGTACACCACAATGGGTCAGAGGTAAACTTACAGATGCATTCAAAGTTGTTATGAACGGAACCGAAGAAGAATTATGGGATTTCGTAGAGACTGCACGAAAGGATTTTAGAAACCTTCCAGTAGAAGACATGGCATCACCAAGAGGATGCAACAACTTACAGAACTACAAAGATACATCAATGATTTACGGAAAGGGAACACCTATTCATGTCAGAGGTGCATTACTTTACAATCACGAATTGGAGAAGAAGAACATCCATAAACGATACGAACTGATTATGAATTCTGATAAGATACGTTTTACATATCTTACACTTCCTAATCCAATCAACGAGAATGTCATTTCGTTTCCAAATGTCCTTCCAAGAGAACTTGACTTGAACAAGTATGTGGATTATGATATGCAGTTTGATAAATCATTCATAGAACCATTGAAAGCAGTCATTGGGTTAATTGGATGGAATGTTGAACCAGTTGCAAGTTTAGATTCATTTTTTTCATAAATAAAACTATGTCTACTAAGAACTTTAAACAAGCAGAATTCCATGTAACAATCGTTAAAATCGTGGACGGCGATACAGTTGATGTCGACATAGACTTAGGTTTCTCTACTGTTCTAAAAAAACAGAGAGTTCGCTTGATGGGTATAGACACCCCCGAGTCTAGAACAAGAGATAAAGTAGAAAAACTATTTGGAAAAGCTGCAAAATCACATCTTAAACATCTTCTTTCAGAAGGTGAAATCACATTAGTCTCTCATGATAAAGGAAAGTTTGGAAGAATCCTTGGTGAATTATTTGTTAGTCATGAAGAAACAGACGAAGATTGGATGGATGAATCAGAAGGTCATCGAACCTTTGAAGGACAACATAGAGTATCAGTCAATCAACAAATGATTAATGACCATCATGCAGTGGAATACACTGGTGAGAACAAAGATACTACAGAAGCAAGACATTTAGAACATCGTAACCTTTTATTAGAGAATGGAACTGTTACTCAAGAACAGGTGGACGAGGTATCATAATGATTATCACGATAATGGATTGTTTTTATATAATGATGATTGCAGTCATATTCGGATTCATAATTCATCTAGAAGTTCAAATTAGACTTCTAAGAGTCATGATGGAAGAACACACCAAAGTTTCAGGCAATATGAAAGATTGTTATGATAAAATTCAAAAACTAGAAAAAAAACTCTAAAAACCCCTTGTAAATTTCACCAACCATGTGTATAATAGATGTATACATTATGGAGAAGTGTTATGTCATTTTTAAAAGATTTAGTAAAAGCATCGGGAAACGAATATGCAAATATAGTTTCTGATGGTGTTGCAGCTGGAGATGTAGATTCG